ATCCAACTTATTACTAAGTTGAGTTCCAGTAACTTTCAGATTACCTTGAGTCCAAGTACTCTGACCTGTTTGATATCCATAAATTTTTGCAAATCCACCATCGTAATCTAAAGAACTTCCTGTAGATGCCGTAGTTAAAGTATAATGTGTAGTCGTATCAGTTGTAGTAGAACCTGTGGTAAATGGGAAGATGAATTCATTGCGATTCCAGGAAATTTGTCCAACAACATGGACATCACCCGATTCATCTACAGCGAGAGAATGTGCAGTAATACCTTCAATATTCGCCTCATCAAAATCATTTGTAGTATGATTTTTAATCTTACCATCATATCCAATTTTCAGAGTATCTACAGTTTTCTTACCTGTTGTCTGATCATCTCTAGTGAAACCAATATTTAAGTCACCGAAAATATCAATCTCGGAATTACCAATCATGCTAACTTCTCTGCCAGAAGCAACATAACGATAATTCCAGATCAGATCGCCATCAGTATCAATTTTACCTACCCATACACTATCTCTGGTCGTGTCATCGGACTTCAGACGACAATTTGCAACCATGTAAATTTCATTAAACTCATCAATACACAGACTTGCATTCAACATTGAATACAGTGAATTGGGATAAGTTTTGATCCAAGAGGTTGTAATAGCAGAAGTTCCAATAGATGCCTTACCAACAGCAATATCAATATCATTTTCATTCTGTGATGTAGCAACTTCCATGATGAAATAAACATCAGTTCCGTTAACAATCACATCTAAGATTTTTTCAGATTTCCCTGAAGAAGCAAACTTACGCTTTACGGAGAAATTACCACTAGTATCAATAGATGCTAAGAATGCATCATAGGGATTTGCTGAGTTTGTATCAGTATATCCACCAATCAAGAATCTGGTAGAGGAGTACTGAACCAATGAGGTAACGTTATCGGAACGAGAGCTACCAGAAATACCAGCATATCCTTTCTGGAATGTCAGTGTAGCACTAAGACCATTATCTGCTTGAGTATACTTAGCAAGAATAATATCAGGATTATAAGAATCGAGAATGCTGCTATTCGGTTGATTATTACCAACTACCCAAATGTTATTTCCATCAACAAAGACTTTTTGGAATTCTGCATATTGTTGACCTGTTCCAAGTTCTAGAGTTTTTTCCCACTCTTTGACACCTGTTGCAGAAAGTTTTGCTAAAAATGCAACAACATTATCAGAGGAGTCTTTTGTTTTACCACATACAAATACTTCTTTCGCTGTATTGACAAAAACGTCATTAATTTTTACATAATTATTGTTGTTGATGAGGGAAACATAGTAGTCTGCCTTTTTAAAGATCTGGGGATGAGAGAGAATAACTCTAGGATTGCTAGTGTATCCAGAACCAGAATTAATAATATTTACTTTCTTAATGGCACCAACAGCATCAACAACTGCTTCTAAACTACCATCTTGACCAGATGCACTATCAATAGTAATTACAGGAGGAATATCTTCATTATAACCAGAACCAGTTTGATCGATTACAATTTCTTCAATACCCTTATATTGTCTAACAACATATTGTTTGTTAGTATTGTCCATAACAGGAGTATAATCAACAAACACCGAATCACCTACAATCAAGTTATGAGGATCTACAGTTGTTAAAACGCCATAGTTAATACCACTAATACTTTCAAAACTATACGATTCAATAGCTTCGCCTTTGATTCTAGAAATTCTAGCAGAAACACCAGTTCCATCAGTATCAGTATTATCAAATACGAGACGATCATCTACCTGATAAGACTTACCAGCATTTTCAATTGTAAATCCTGTTACCGAGGCATTTTCAAACTTAGTAGTAGTTTCAACTTCAATATCAACTTTAGAATCAAATTTTACCTTGGGGAAATAATCAAAGAGTTGCAGAGGAGACTCTTCAAACATCTGATCGGGATCATCAATCTCTGCTTGGTCAATAACACCACTTCTATCTTCATCTTCAACCTCAAACAGAAGAATATCACCATTCTCCAAGGTCAGAGCGTTTGTTGAAGCGTTAGGTGCTCTCTCAACGTCGATATCAACATTTTCATAAGGATCGCGATAACGAACAACTCCAGTGGGAATATTCTGCTGAACAGCATCACTACTCAAGTTCCATTTATCAACAACAGAGTTGAAGCTGGGTCCAAGAACATATGGAAATACAGGATTGCCCGCTTCAGTAGCATCAATAGTTACGAAATAGCAATATCTACCATTAGGATAATCGGGAGTTTTACAAAAACGTCCATTGTACTGATCCAGATCTCCTGAATTAAAAGAATACTTATAGTCTTCAACAAATCTACCAGCAGGTTCGTCTGTTAACAGAGGACCATCTGTTCTTACGGGATATGGATTAGTTTGATCATCCTGAACCAATTCAGTCTTAAGAGCATAAGAAGATCTCATTCTGATAATTTCAGATCCTTGATCAGTGGGATCAGTATAACCATAAGGACCATAAATGGGATTGCCATCAAATGCCCAACCAATAATAGGAGAGTGTGTTAACTGCTCATCTCTTTCCAGAATAGTGCCAGAGGTATTTTCAAATAAGTTATCACCAAGAATGTATCTAAGTCTTTGTGGGTTAGACAGGTGTGCATACTCACCGCCATATTGGGTATTATAACCTTCAGAAACAAATCCTTTAGCAGAATCTAGGTCATTTGTTTCCTGTAGGTTATATGTCCATTTAAATACTTCGGCTGAGAAAGTTGCATCTTGACCTACAGAAGTTAAATTGATTAAAGTCTGTCCCTGAGTATATCCAACACCCCTGTTAATAATAGTAATTCCAGTAACTTTACCTGCATTCTCACCATCAGTATCGATGGTTGCTCTAGCAACTGCACCAAAACCATCACCTTGAATTTGAACCTCAGGTGCAGTAGTGTATCCAGAACCAGCAGAAATAATAGCAATGGAGATAATTTTGCCATCATTAACAATAGGTTGAGCAACTGCTCCAGAACCAGAACTAAGAGTTACTGTTGGAGTAGAGGTATAAGAAGCACCACCAGCAGTGATTTCAACCTCTTTAATAGGTCCTCTTACCGAAGCAGTACCTGTTGCACCATTACCACCGCCACCAACAATAGTAATAGAAGGTTGTGAGGTGTATCCAGAACCGCCCTCATTAATCAAAACCTGAGAAACGACACCTTTGGTAATGATTGCTGTTGCAGAGGCACCAGAACCGCCTCCACCAACGATAGAGACCAAGGGAGAAGATGTATATCCACTACCACCACTATCAACAGTAATTTCACTAAGAGCACCGTCAACTGTTACCGATGCAGTTGCACCATTACCACCACCACCAGAAATTGTAATTACAGGAGGATTTGCAGCATCATATCCCTTTCCTTTATTTGGGATGTTAATCGCAGTAACAGCACCGAAAGTTTTAGTAAGAGAAGACTTATACGACCAAGCAGAGACACCATTTACCCAAGTTCCAATAGGTCCAGGAGAAATACTATTTTTTGTAGAAATGGTTGTTGAAACTACTGGGAATCTATTCAGTTTACGCTGGTTTCCAGGAAGCAATGCAGATCCAGGGAAAGGTCCAATATTATAGTTTGGAATACCAGTGGATGCAACGTAAACATAATTATCATTAAAGAATGTATTTTGAATATTGGTAGTATATGGGCTGATGGCATTAAATACAGCAGTATTATCAGACTTACCTTTATTCAAGTCAATAGAAACAAGAATATTGCCCTGAGGAATAGTGGTTGCAGGTTGAGGGAGTTGATATTGGAAAACTGTAGTGCTATCTCTAGATGTTACAAGGAACGTTCCATTGAACAAGATTGGGTTTGCACCATATACTGTGACCTGATCACCAACCAACAGACCATGAGGATTAGAACAAGTAACTGTTGCGGATTGATTATTAACACCACCAAAAGTAATGCTCTCTACTTCAATTAGTTTTTTAACATTATACAACCAAGTAGTTAACTGAGAAGATGTGCCTGTGCCACCCAGTTTAGAAACTGTCAGTTTATCACCAGGTAAGTAATAAGAA